ACGTTGGTTCAATTCTAATTGGTGATCAAAAAGAATTGTTTGTCTATTATCAAGATCAATTCCTTGCATCTAGAAGAGCTGAAGACATCGAAGCGATGGATTTGACTCAAAGAACAGCTTTCGCTAAACATCAGAGAGATGCTCTATATGATAACCATCCACTTAATAAAGATGTTACACGTAATGAACTCGAAACAATGATTGGTTTCCAACACTCATGAAAAAGATTTTAATAGTCGGAGCTGGATTTACCGGTGCTGTTATTGCTCGTCAATTGGCAGAGGCTGGGTATGTTGTTGATATAATCGAAAAGAGAGATCATATCGCTGGTAATGCATACGACTATCAATATGCTAACGATGATGGAAATATAAGAGTTCATAAGTATGGACCACATTTGTTTCATACGAATAATGTTCGAGTGTTTGAATATCTTTCTAAATATACCAATTGGGTTTCATATAAACATAAAGTTAAAGCACTTCTTGAAGACGGTCAGTTCGTCACATTGCCAGTAAACAAAGAAACTAAAGATATTGTCGGCGAAGAGAATGTTCTCGATATTTTCTTTAGACCATATTCTCGCAAAATGTGGGGAATGGAATTGGAAGAACTAAATCCAGAGATCATCAATAGAGTTCCTATTAGAGATGATATGAACGAGTTCTATTTTCCAGATGACAAATATCAGTGTCTTCCAGACAATGGATATACATCACTAGTTCATAATATCATATCCCATCAAAACATTCGTCTGTCTTTAAATGCTGAATTCGATAAGTCTATGGAAGATAGCTATCATCATGTTTTTAATAGTATGCCAATCGACGAATATTACAATTCATCTCATGGTGAACTGCCATATAGATCCATTAAATTTGATACAAAATGCTTCTTTAAAACGAAGATTGCTATGCCAACTCCAACAGTAAATTTTACAGACGATGAGAAATTTACTAGAGTAACAGAATGGTCACAGCTCCCCAATCATGGTGAAAATTCATTTTACACAGTGTGTACGTATGAAGAACCGTGTGATTATAAGGACAATAATCTAGAACGATATTATCCAGTTAAAGACGTTTCTGGTAACAACAGAAAAATCTATAATAAATACAAAGCAATCATAAATGATAAAGTAACGTTCGTGGGTAGATGCGGTACATACAGTTATCTGGATATGCATCAGGCAGTAAATATGGCTCTGCAAGTAAGTGAGAAATTTATAAATGAAAACATGTCTCCTCGTCGTTAACAGACCATTCTTATCAGACTTTGATAGTTTATATGGACAAGTCATCCATTTGAAAGATAAGTATGATAAAGTAATACTGTTACATCCATACAAAACTGACAAAGTTGTTCAATATGTTCCAATTAAAGTGGATGAGTCTGTTCGTTTTGATCAAGATGTATTTAATGTCTATGAGAAGGGTTACACAACTTGGATAGACTATTACAATGATATATCATTACTCAAAGATGTAAAAATAGATGATATTTGGATTTTTGGTGGTTCACTTAGTGAAGGATCCAAATTAAAACGTAAGTGGCCAGATCAATTAGATAGATGTTTAGACAGACACGACTATATGCGCTACATATCAGTGTGTAAGTTGTACGTCACACTATATCTTGTTTTAAAAATTGCCAACTGGAACGATGCACAAATATATGAAGTGTGTTATGATCCCGGTGAATTTTCTCTTGCTATGGTCAAAGACGAAAGAATTAAGCCGAAGAAAGATGTTATAGTGTATCATGGATACGATATACCAGAGCTTGGAATTAAAAGACTAGATTCATTCCAAGAATATCTTCTAACAACATCAGTAACATATTCGATGGAGTATTTTGATTTTGTTTTCGGTTATTCGTACATCACAAAAGAGCGCAAACCCACTCACGACATAGTCCAAGAGATATACAATTCGCTCGACTCCAAATATGAAAAGCTTTTGTTCGTTAAGAATAAAATAGATGAAATAAACACATTCATTCCAAGAAATGAGTATCTTCGGTACATTCATAATTCAGATTTTACTCTCATAATGCCAGCATATGAGAAAGACTGTTTTTCGATTTATAGATTATTAGAGAGTGTTCATCATGATTGTATTCCACTCATACACGAAAGTTGTTTCGTAAAAGACGTGGAAGATTCATATGACATAGATTTAAGCCCATATATAATAAGCAACACGAATATAAATGAAGCTATGAGCATGAATTTTGATGCTGGATTAAAATATATGAAAGACAAATTATTCAAATGAAACATGCGTCGATAGTACCATTGATTGGTGGCGAAACAATTGCATCACATAATGTATTCGGTTCTAGACCCGAATACATTATGTCATATACACCATTCTATGACAATGACAAACACCTCTTAGAATATTACGATAATGAAGTGCCTTATCATGTTCTTGATAATGGTCAGAAACCATCTAGTTCTGTTGATATCATTTCTTCAGTATGTCCATGTGCTGGTCTATCAATGCTTTCAGCTGGCTTTGGTGATCATAATGAAAATAACAAATGGATGATCAATACGACTAAGTATGTTCTTCAAGAAGCAAAGCCTAAAGTTCTTTGGGGAGAAAACGCTCCAGGTTTTGCTGGAAAGATCGGTAAGAATGTTCGAGCTGAAATGCTAGAAATAGCAGACGAAGCTGGATATAGCATGAGCGTATATAGAACCAAAAGTCTTCTTCATGGCGTTCCACAGGTAAGAGAAAGATCATTTTACTTCTTTTGGGAAGGTGATAAAGTTCCCATTTTCAATTATTACAACAAGCCACGAGTTACGATAGAAGATACTATCCTCAGTGCTAGTAAAATAAATTCGATGCAAGAAGTTATCAACAAAAAGACTCCAACTGATGATCCATATTACAGATACATTTTAGAAGAATTGCGGGGTGGCATTAGTCATGCAGAACATGCTGCAACCATAGAAGCATCATCAGCTCGTGGTGTATGTGTTTATGCCTATATCGAGAAACAAGGTATTGATTATCTTACACTATCTAAATGGATGGAGAAAAACAATTATCCAAAAGAGGTGGAGAAGTGTATATATAGATATAATAAGCTAAAAGCCGGCGGAGGCATCATGCGCCGCGGCATTATCGTTCCGAAAGATTACATCGGAGCCTTTGTTGGTCATTATCCCGTTTCACTTACACATCCAGTAGAAGACAGATTCATAACATATAGAGAAGCTCTATCAATCATGGGAATGCCTGATGACTTTATGATGGTCAAGTCCGGTAATAAATATCCAGCAAATCATATCTGTCAGAACGTTCCAGTTAGAACTGCTGAAGATATGGCGATGGAAGTTAAAGAAAGTCTTCTTGGAAATAGACAATGGGTTAAGAACAAATATATGATGCAGAATAACAATGCACAAGACATCCAAGAAGAAATAAGTAGAGATGATAATTCGTTAATGGGATTTTTTAATGACAGACTTTAGATTTAATGAGGACGCGTATCTCGAAGAAATTCGAGCTCAAATAGAAAAAACTTATAGCGAACATTATGCAAAAGATGGAAAACAGGCTGTAGAATTCATAATGGACACTGGACATGGTGAAGGATTTTTCATAGGGAATATCATGAAATATTCTCAAAGATATGGAAAGAAAGGCACTCGAGAAGATTATCGTAAAGATTTGATAAAGGTGATCCATTATGCATTATTGCAATTGTATATGCACGATAAAACTGATAAGGAAGAACTTGTAACCTGGGATGACACCACAACTGTTCCCATTCGACCACTTAAATTCAAACACTCTTTACGCATCGACAAGGAAACTTAAATGAAAATAGTATACTACGTCGATCCAACCCAGATCAATGGATTGTGGTTGGATCATATTAAAAACTTAGAAGACGATATGATTAAACGTCGATTTCTTGATCCAGACGAAGATCAAGTCATTTTTGTACAATCTAGTCATACATGTGTAGAGGTAATTTCGTGCCAGTAGAAATTAATGTTCCCGTAGAGGAACTCAGAAAAAAGAAACTTTTCGTTGCAACACCAATGTACGGTGGTCAATGTGCTGGTATGTACACCAGATCAATCGCAGATCTTTCTGCGCTATGTACACATTATGGAATTGAAGTCAGATTCTTCTTTCTATTTAATGAAAGTCTTATTACACGAGCACGAAATTATTGTGCAGATGAATTTGTAAGATCGGATTTCACTCATATGATGTTCATCGACGCTGATATTGGATTTAATCCACATGATGTGATCGCACTCTTAGCTCTTCAGAGCTCAAATGATGATGACGAGTATGATATTATTTCAGGACCATATCCTAAGAAATGCATTTCATGGGAAAAGATTAAGCTCGCAGTAGATAAAGGTGTAGCAGACGAAGACCCTAACGTACTAGAAAAATATGTTGGTGATTATGTCTTTAATCCAGCTGAAGGCAAGAATGAAATTTCTATCTCTGAACCAGTAGAAGTTCTTGAAACTGGTACGGGATTTATGATGATAAGAAAACCAACCTTCGCGAAATTCGCTGATAAATATACACAACAGCTGTATAAACCCGATCATGTCCGCACTGAACATTTTGATGGTTCAAGAGAAATCATGGCTTATTTCGACACACCAATTGATCCTACATCCAAAAGATATCTATCAGAAGACTATATGTTTTGCCAGTGGTCCAGAAACATTGGAATGAAAGTTTGGTTGTGTCCTTGGATGAATTTACAACATGTCGGTATGTATATTTTTGGGGGTAGCTTAGCCGATCTAGCGTCTATTGGAGCTACAGCAACAGTGTCATTAGATCAAATTAAAAACAAGAAGAAAAAGTGAGTTATATAATGAAATTCGATTCTAAAACAATACAAATTCTAAAGAATTTTTCCTCGATTAATCATGGTATTATGTTCCAACCGGGCAATACCCTGTCAACAATTTCTGCTACAAAGACTATTTTAGCTAAAGCTACTATAGAGCAGAATATTCCATCACCATTCGCAATTTATGATCTTTCTAGATTCCTCGCTACACTATCACTATTTGATAATCCCGAGGTAGAAATTCAAGATGCGTGTTTAGCTCTTAAAGAAGGAAAGCGCAGCATTAAATACACCTTCGCAGATCAAAATACTATTGTTGTACCACCACAAAAAGATTTGAAGTTTCCAGCTCCAGAAGTTGAATTTAAGCTTGAAGCTAACGTCTTGAGTGAATTGCTTAAAGCTCTAGCAGTTCTTGCACTTCCAGAAATCGCAGTAGTTGGTGATGGTGAACATATCACGCTTGATGCTATCGATAGTAAAAATCCAAGTGCTGACAGATATAGTGTTGCAGTTGGAACTACTACAGAAAAATTCAATATGATTATCAAAGCAGAACATCTTAAACTGTTTCCTGGCGATTATGATGTAGAAATATCTTCGAAGGGTGCTTCCATGTTTAAGGGCGCGGACGTAGAATATTTTATTGCAGTTGAAAGTAATTCTAGCTATGGCTGATATAAATATTATTAAGCTGAAGCGTAAAGCTGTAGCATATGCCAAACTTCAAAAACAATTGTCAGCAATGGAACATGAAGTTAAAGAAGAAATGCAGAATTATTACTATGGCATAGGTTGTCTTATGTTACCGAGATTCGAAAGAGTTATTGAACAATTTAAATAGGTGATATTATATGATTATGAACGAAAATCCACTATGGGTGGAAAAATACAGACCAAAGACTATCGAAGATACTATTCTTCCTAGTGATCTCAAGAAAACATTTCAGACATTTGTTGATCAAAAACAAATTCCTAATTTAATTCTAGCTGGCTCTTCTGGTGTTGGTAAAACAACAGTAGCAAAAGCCATGCTAGAAGAACTTTCTTGTGATTATATTGTGATCAATGGGTCGATGAAGGGCAATATTGATACTCTGAGAAATGACATTCAACAATTCGCTAGTTCAGTATCTCTATCTGGTGGACGAAAGTATGTTATCCTCGATGAGGCCGATTATCTAAATTGTCTAGAAGAAAATGAAATGGTAAGACTTTTTGATGGATCTGCAATTAAGTTGAAAGATATGAAAGCCGATACTGAATATAATGTGGTTTCTTTTAATGTGCACACATTAGAGTTTGAATCTGACATAGCTACCGTTCTAAACCGAACAGAAAAAGAAACTTTCAAAGTCACGTTAGATGACGGAAGCTGTATCGAAGTGACAGCCGATCATCCGTTTATAGTTAAAGATTGTGATGGTATCATATCCGAAAGGTCTATTAATGACGGGTTAACTGGATATGAAATTGTATTGAAGTAATGAGCTTGGAATTCATGTTTATATAAATAAAGTGTAGGTCGCGGAGTGCAATCTCACCTACTCTAGAAATATAACCGGAGTTCCAGCATGAATATTTATAAACCATATACGTATTTAATAGGATGGGCTAAACTCGACAAATATTATTATGGTGCTAGATATGCTAAAAACTGTCATCCTACTGATTTGTGGAATCCATATAAAACATCTTCTCCTATAGTAAAGGAATTCGTAAGAATGTATGGACCCCCAGACATCATATCAATTAGAAAAACCTTCTGTGATGCTTATAGTGCTATCGATTGGGAACATAAAGTATTAACCAGACTTAAAGTTGGGGCAGGCAATCCTAAATTTTTAAACGCGCATAATGCTAAAGGATTTATGCCCTATACTAGTGAAAATAATCCAATGTGCTTTCCTGCGGTAAAGATGAAAATGATTAAAACTAAAAGGGTTAAGGGTCTAATACTTTTATTAAAGAATAAAAATACATTTGTTCCGAGTAAAAACAAGGTTTTAAACCAACGATTAAAAAATTATTTACAAATAATAGAAGATAGACCTCGTCCTTATAAGATCATAAAACAAGTTTTAGAAAAAATGTTAAATGATTGTGATAATTTTAAAAAAAGAAGTTATCCACAAGAAAGAAAGAGTAGTCCCCGCGGCAAGATGCCTAACATTGGTATAGCCAAACTTTGTACAAAGTGGTATCATGATCCAGTCGATCTAAAAACCAGACCATTTATACCAGGCTCCGAACCTCAAGGTTGGGTATTAGGTATGATAAAATTGACACCGAATAATAATACAGATTCATCTAAAAAGAAACTATCTATATCGATGAAGCAATATCGTGCCAGCGAATCTGATGAAAAAAAACAACAAAGGATGACAAAATATCATGAAACAATTGAAAAGCGCAAAAGTGTTAAGTATTGAATCGACGGGAATTAAAAGCGTAGTCGATCTTACTGTTTACAAAAACCACACCTTTGTTACTGGCAATAACATTGTAGTACACAATTGCAACTCTACACAACCAGCTCTTCGTAATTTCATGGAAGAGTTTTCAAAGAATTGTGGATTTATTCTAACTTGCAATTATAAGAATAGAATTATAGCTCCGCTTCAGTCTAGATGTTCTATGATAGATTTCAAAATAAACAAGACAGATATTGCACAATTATCTATGCAATTTATGAAACGTGTTTGTGACATATTAGATATCGAGAAAGTTACATATGAAAAGGCTGTAGTAGCTGAAGTTATTAAGAAACATTATCCAGATTGGAGACGTGTTCTAAATGATGTACAGAGATACGCTGCCACTGGTGCTATTGATAGTGGAATTCTTGTTAATTTTCAAGAAGCATCACTCAAACAACTCATAACACACATGAAAGCTAAGAATTTCACTGAAGTTCGTAAATGGGCTGGTGAAAATGTAGATAATGATGCTGATGTTATATTTAGAAAAATATATGATCAGGCAGCGGAATTATTGGTACCTTCAGCTGTTCCAGCGGTAGTTTTGACTATTGGGAAGTATCAGTATCAACATGCATTTGCTGCAGACTCAGAAATCAATCTAGTGTGTTGTCTGCTTGAGATCATGATTGATTCTGAGTGGAGAACATGAGCCACTTTATAGTACGAAATGACCAAGGTGATTACATGTATCACCGAAGAAATACTGGCCACATGTATGAAGATCGCACCGCATGGGGTGACAACATCTGTGAAGCTAGAGTTTTTACTAAAAAGAGCGCTGCCACAAATTCTGCAAATCAAGCCACACTTCAACCATATGATAAAAAGCCAAAATTCACTTATGATATAATTAAGGTAGTTTTAATAGAGATAACAGATGAACTGTGAATGTTGTGACAATCCTCTTAAGGACGGTGAAGAAGCTATTTTGAAACTTGGCACTGCGGATGGTCCAGTTAAAATGAAAATATGCGCAGATTGTGAGAGATTCTTAGAAACGGCAATAAGTGCGATGAAGGATATTGACATTGATAATGATAAATTCTCCGAATAGTATTGATGCGGAACATCATGATTATACGGTCTTCTTAAGTGGTTCTCTATCAATAAACGATACGAGTATCTATTGGAGAAGAAAGCTAATAGCATGTCTTGGTCCTATAGATCACGATGTAGCATTTTTAAATCCTCATAGAGACGATTTGATTGAAGATCCAACTTGTCAATACTATATTGAACATATAGAGTGGGTAATGAAATGTCTCAACACAGCTGACCAGATGGTATTTTATTTTGATCCTAAAGTTGAAACTCCCGTTTCGATGATGGAACTTGGTGCGATTGCAAGCAATAGAAATGTGATCATATGTTGTCCAGATAAGTTCTGGAAAAAGACTATAGTGAATGTCATATGTAACGAATTTGATGTTCCCATATTTAAAACTATAGAAGAAACTGCAGGATTTTTAAAGAAAAGAATATTAGAGGATATTGAATCATGACAGCAAAATTAGTTTTAGCACAACGTGCAAGTTATCTGTAATAAATATGATATGACCTTGGTTAATACTAAGGAAGAATTCTATGATGAAATAAGAAAGTACATTAATGATGAATATGTGGGACCTTCTGAATAGTATTAATCAGAACAAGAAAGATCTTTCTAAAGAAGAAGAATTCGAAAAACAATACAACAACTTTATGATCAATCGCGGTCTGAGTTACTTCCCAGACACGATAATGTATTCTAATGAATTGAATCTACTCCCAGACTTAGATAAAGACTTACAATATCGATATCTAATAAATATTATTAGACCACGAAAGAGGTTTAGTAAATGGGCGAAGAAAAAAGATGACAGTGATTTGCAGTTAGTTATGGAATATTTTGACTATAATATTGAGAAAGCAAAATCGGCATTATCTATACTTTCACCATCTGATATGAAAAAAATAAAAGAAAAATTGAACAAGGGTGGATAACATGACAAACGATATTTTCAATGGTAAGGGTATAGAAATTCTTATCGAAGAAGATGATGACTTTCTTAAAATAAGAGAAACACTTACACGCATAGGTGTAGCATCAAGAAAAGATAAAATTCTCTATCAATCGTGCCATATTTTACATAAGCAAGGTAGATATGCCATTATACATTTTAAAGAGTTATTTGAGCTTGATGGAAAGACATCGAACTTTTCAGAAGAAGATCGTGGACGTAGAAATACGATTAGCAAATTGCTTGAGGATTGGGGTCTTATTACGATCGTAAATGTAGAGCAATCAGAAGCTCCTATCGCGCCATTGAGTCAAATTAAAATTCTTCCATATAAAGAAAAAGTAGACTGGGAATTGGTGACCAAATATAATATTGGTTCTCGCAAAAATTAAGTTGACATTATCTCCTCAGTGGTATATAAAGTATCATTGAGGAGAATTGTTATGAAATTTGTTGTAATAGAATTGAATGTTTATTCTAGTCCAGAAGAAGGTGAGAACCCCGGAACAATAGAAGCCGTTCATGGTCCGTTTGATGCAAAGACCGCTCAGGTCATATGCACAAAATTTAAAAAAGATAAAAAGTTTGCTACGAACTATTCTATTCATCCATTAATTTGTTGACACCACTTTAAGTTTAGTATATAAGAAATATATCAAAACAACAAAGGAACTTATTATGTACAAATCAATTGATAAGAAAACCGCAAATAAGATCATCAATGAAGTTGAAGCTGTGATGAAGAAATATGGTGCTGAAGTTGGATTGACCTTACTTCCTAGTCGCGCCAAATATTCAGATACCGACATTGGGTTTAATTTTACCCTCAAGATCGATGGCGCGAAATCATTCGATGATTTGAAGAAAGAACGCGCGCTCAAACAAGTCGCTGCAATGTACAATCTAACAACCGAACCAAAAGGCGGATTTCAACTTGTTGGTTATAATAGCCGCAAGCACAAATACCCCTTCATATATCAGAATCTTTCTAATGGCAAGCGGTTTATCACTTGCGATGAACGTGCAACATTGATGTTTGGTAATGCAGCTTAAGGATGTTTCTTCATGGAAATCAAATCATATGACTTGCCAACGCGGTCCGATGGGGCATATGCTATAGAAACTAAATATTGCGAGCTTCTAACTCGTCAAAGGGCTGGTGAAAACCTTGCAGAAGAACAGAAGGATTGGATGGACTCGGCTAACAGTTGGCTATCGATATTGTAAGGAATTTGATATGATTGAGTATAAAGTTATAGTACATGTTAATGGTGATAAGTATTGGTACCTTGATGGTAAGCTCCATCGTGAAGATGGTCCCGCAGTTGAATATGCTAATGGCAACAAGTATTGGCTTCTTAATGGTAAGCAACATCGTGAAGCGGGACCAGCAATCGAATATGCCAATGGTTATAAGTATTGGTATCTTAATGGTGTAGAAGTTACTGAAGACAAAGTCATGAATCCTGGCAAAGAACTTACAGTTGCTGAAATTAGTAAGCTTCTAGGTTATGAAGTAAAAATCATCAAGGGTTAACATTATGACAGAAAAGAATAGAAATATTAGCATAGGTGTTGGAGCGCTTCTTGCCATCAGTGGTCTTTTGGTATTCCTATCAATGCGCGCAATTCGATTACAGCTTGATGCGGTGTACGATGAAATTGATTGGGATTATATCCCACCGAAATCGTGAAACCGCTTATTCATGCGAAGATTTCAGTCAAAAAGTACGGTGGTCATGTTGATGATTATCTTCCTATTCACAATTTCATTGACTCTAGTAAGTCAGCCATGCCTGATGTAAGACATCGAGCTATTTTACATAGTTCATTTGGATGTTATTTAGCAGAAGAAGTTTATGGTACATACATCACAAATGCTGATGGTAAGATGATTTCGACTAGAGACATAGTTGAAGAACATATCATACAAGATTTGGGATTTATACCAACAGTCGAAAAATGGCTAGGAACCATGCCCATAGAAAAATGGATGTCTGGTTCATTCAAACGTACAAGAATAAACTATGATCCAGATTAGGAAATGATTATGAATGACAGTATCGAAGATCAAATTGAAATGCTTAAGGTAATTAAAGAAAATTATCAAAAGCAATCTCAGGAACTTTTGAAAAAGACCATTAATGAATATATGGCTCGACATCCACAGTTGGCCTGTATCGTGTGGACTCAATACACCCCATACTCTAATGATGGTGAAGAATGTACTTTCCGGATTGGTGGGCCAGAATATTATAATCTTATCGATGGTGTAGAATTTGATCTTGATTCAGAAGATGTTGCTTCTTTTTCTTATGGTGAAGATGGTGAAACATGTGAGAATATTGGATATAAACATCCAGATAATGAAAAACATAAACCATTTACACGAATGATACATGATAATTCTGAAATTCTACAACACATTTTTGATAATCATGTTATTGTTACTATAACAAGAGACGAAATCGTCGACGACGAATATGAGCACGAATGATGTGGTCATTTAAAAAGAAAAATATGTTTCATGGACACGATCTCAATAAGTGGAATTATCTTGGATCGTCTGAAATAAACTTTACAGATAATG